TTGACATGCCCTTTCCATCTCTGCTCTGCGGCATACCGCCCCGCCGCCGACCTGTCGCCACCGAACGAGGCTTTGATGAGGTCAACCAATCGCATCGACTCATCCAGTCCCCCACCTCTGTCAAACCAAAGGTCGTCGATAAAACCCAAGTCAGCCATTCGCCTCAAACTCCTCGGTCTCAGGGTTGAAGGTTTCGGTTTGGCGAACCGAAATAATCTTCACCGTCACAGTCTCCTTCTCGGTTTTCCTTGCTTTTGCTTCAACAGCCGCAAAACCACGCTCCATCACGGAGAACTGTTCGGGTGTCACAATGCGCTTCAATCTCTCTAGCGGCTCCCTCATCAACGCCGTTCGTTGGGTCGGGGACAGTGTTTGTTCTGTTGTGCTTTGGTAATCATAGGGAACTTGCCATCTGGGAACGGTTATCTTTTCAACCTCAACAACCTCAAATCTGCCGCTTGTTATCACCTCTTGGTCGTGCCGATAAATAGCCCTGTCGCCAATGGAAATACCCTTCGAGCCTTCCTCAATCCTCAATAAGACTGGCTGTTCGTCTCTGGAGTATCTGACCGCCGCAAAAACATCCCTACTTGTTGAAGCCAATCCCAACACAAATGTGTCGCCAGCATCGGCGTTGCCAACATTTTTTTTAGCCTGAGAATGTCTCGTGTCGATTCCTCTCCACAAGACGGGTTGTCCTTCTGTTCCATTGTTGATGCTGGCAAGCATGTCGGTAGCGTCTTTTCTCAACATTTCTTGGGATGGGGTTCTGCCACCCATGCTGGTGTCAAATGGTCCTGGGCGAGTGTCTCGTTGACCCATTATGTTTGCGGCGTGGTGGGCGATGTCTTTGCAATAGTTATTGTTGTACGGGTCGTCAAGCCAAGCCTTCTCCCAGCGACCCAGCGTGGCTGTTTTGACAGGACCAGCGTTCCTCGGGCTGGTGTTCAAGGTCAACTTTTTCTCGGTTTCGCTGTTGTAGCCTTGGTCTTCCCCTTCTTGGGCGGTGTTGTCGCTCCTGAGGCTGAGGTGAAAAATGTCTTGAGGCGTGTGCGGCTGGTCTGGTCTGATTGCCACTATCGGATTGTTTCTTACGACAATCGTGTCAGCACCAATCTCAATGATGACTTTTTTGCCGTCACCATAGTCTTCGAGTTGTCCTAATAGGAACTCTCGTTGTTCGTTGGTGTGGTCCAACTTGCCAGATTTGACCATCTCCCGAAACTCTTTGACCGTCATTTTTGCGTATCCCCAAGGGAACTCTCTCGGCTTGTATTTCGCATCCGCCATCGCTTTTTCTTGGTCCTCATAATCGTCGTCGCCTTCCACCGACCAAAAAGCGGTCCTAATAGCGCCTCTCATCGTGTAGGTCTGTGGTGTGCCGTTTATCAAACGCATGAAGTCCCCTGCCCCACCAGACGGCGGACTGCCAGCAGGCTCCTTCTTCACATGACCTTTCCATCTCTGCTCCGCCGCATACCGTCCTGCCGCCGACCTGTCACCGCCGAAGGACGCCTTCAACAACTCGGCGAGCGACTCTTGCGTAGCGGAAACAGACCGCTCCGCTGGGAGATAAGCCACGGGGTCTTTCCCCAAAATAATCGTGTCATAATAGAAATCGGCTCGCTCTGATGGCGAAAAACTCTGTATGAGCGACGCCACCTGTCTCGACTGGTCAGGGGTCATGTTTGTGTCTCCGCTTCTTGTACCGCAACCATAGACCTATCCCAAATCAGAACGATTTTGCCGTCGACGCCACCGCCCACGCCTATCGTAATCTTCACGCCCCTAATACCCCTAGCCGCCAGTTTTCTTCCCAAATCATCGGAACCAAAGAAATCGCCCTCACCTCTTTCGTCCCTGTGTTTCCTTATCTCCTCCCTAAACTCTGATTCGCTCATCAAAACGCCCGGCGGGACCGCAATCTTCAACACCGCCCCATTTTTTGTCGTCCCCATTCCCAACACACCAGTGCTTACCATGTAAGCATTGCCCGCATAGGCATGTGCCACCAGTTCTTGCTCAACAAAAAAGATTCCATTCCCCACATTCCCAAAACCAGCGAAATACTGCCCTGTTCTGAACTGCTCCGCCAAATCCTCTCCCGAAGCCAGTTTCACTGGTTTTTCGTCAAAAGACGCCGTGCGAGTGTATTGGTCTGCTATTCCACGATACGCAATGGTCCATCCGTCTTTCTCTAGTTGTGCCATTTCTTCGGCTGACACGACTCTTGGCGCACCAGTGAAACCCTGTTTTTCTGCGATTATTTCCAGCATCGTGTCGCCAACATCTTCTTTGTACCTGCTATCGTCAGCGACCTTTTTTTGGATGTCTTGATAGCCCTGTGAGACGAGATAGGCGTCTTCTGTTTCGCCGAAATAGGTTTTGAGTTCTTGGGAGATGTCAGCGGCGTCGTGGCGAACTGGGCGTGTGTTCAGCGAACTATCCGTATTTTTGGGTTTCATTATCTGTTCGTGGAGTCGCTTGAACGACCTTATCCAAGCCTCGTTCTTTGCCGCACCAGCACCCTGCCAACGAATGTTCGCCGCATAGCGCCCAGCGGCGGACCTATCACCACCGAAAGAGGCTTTGATGAGGGTGGCGCTCGAAATGAACGGCGCCAAAATAAACATGACGACTGGATGCCCTAGTGGCAAATCGGCGATGTCAATGGACCGCTCCACCGCCTTGACGACATCTTTCCTGTCGTCGAAAATCGGGCGAAGAATCGGTGCCGCCAACTCCCCATACGAATCCCCGCTGAAACCAGTTGCAATCGACGAGCGACCGAACAAGAACCACGCCGTCCACGCCTCCGCCACAAACTCAAACTCGTTTCTGTTGCCGTAGCCCGAAACGGACTTCGGCAAACCCGCACCCCCTCGGTCGAAAATCTCCTGATAGTGCCTTGACGACGAGGCATCAGACCTTCGCCCCTCCGACGCTTCACCGCCCATGTCCATCGCATGACCGAACTCGTGAACCATCACCGCATAACCCGCCCGCTGGCACATCGTCCTAAGAATCCCGAAGACATTATCCTGCTGGGCGGGGACGCCTTGCTGAGCAAACCTGAACGAAAGATTTTGAGTGATGTCAACAGCGTTCGACATCCAGTTCGGGATAATCTTTCTGAGTCGCTCCATAATCGACTCCTGCTTCAGGGTGATGTAGCCGTCTTGGAAATAGCCGTTGGCGTCGAACTTTTTGTAGGTGGCTGTGCCGTCATCCCCCAACGAGATGTTCTTCACCAGACGGTCATGGTTCTCGGTGTTCATCAACACTTCTTCGATTGCTTGGAGCGCACCCAACTGGGTTGTTTCTTCTATGCTTTCCGCCTGCACGGGAACAATCTTCACCTTCACCCCGTGCTTGTCCATGAAATACTTTGAGCGGGCGTCGGCGCCACGACCATACCGTTTCTTCAACTCGTCGAGTGTGCCCATCTTCGGCATGCCGTACTGGTCCAATCCAAAAATGAGGTTCTGCGGACCGTTGGCGAGTTTTTCCTCGGTGGTGCGAACGGCGGGCGTTGCTGTCGGCGGGGTAGTCGCATTGCCGCCAGCCCGCTCCTTCTTTTGATGGTTCTTCCACCTCTGCTCGGCGGCATAGCGACCAGCGGCGGAGCGGTCGCCACCAAAAGAAGCCTTGATAAGAGCGGCGCTCGAAATGAACGGCGCCACCGTGAACAGGGTGACGGGGTGGGTCACAGGCAGGTCGAGCAATCGCAAGGACAACTCCTCGCTCTTCACGACATCCTGACGCTCCTCCAGAATCGGACCCAAAATCTGTACGGCTTGACCCCTGATTCTGGTTGCCCATGCGGGCGAGTTGCCCTCGGAAGCGCCACCAAACAGCCACCACGACGCCCACGACTCGGCAACCTTTTCATACTGGTTCATCATCCCGTACCGAGAAGGGCTTTCGAGTTCAGCCAATCTGTCGGCTTGTCGGGTGGACAAAGCCGTATCCCTGCTCTGCTCTGCGCCTTCTCCAAAGTCAATCGCATGCCCGAACTCGTGGACCATCACCGCATAACCCGCCCGCTGACTTGCCCTCTTGATGTCTGTCGGCGAGGTCTCGGGCGAAGAAGATGGTTTGGTTCTTGCCGCTTCAGCGCTGGCAAAAATGTCGCTCACGGCATCCCTTCTTGATGCCAAGACGCCAGAAGTAGCGGCTTCCGCTTCCCCGACCACGCCCCTCTCGAGCATGATGCGCTGAATGGCGGCAATGTTCTTGACCGTGTCCGTGGCGTACTTCGCCGTTTCTTTCGTGGCAAGGTCTACATAGCCAGATGAATACTGCCCGTGAACGCCAGTTGCTATTCCGTTGTACCGCTCAACCTGTGGCGTCAAACTCACCTTCTTCACCAAGGACGGCACATCCTCGATGCTCATGCAGAGTTCCTCGAGCGCCTGCAAACCGCCCAACTGTGTCGCCTCTTCTGGGCTACCAGCCTTTACTGGCTGAACAGCCACACGAAGCCCGTACACGAGGCGGAAGTATTGCGACCGTTTATCCGCCGACGAGCCGTACCGTTTCTTCAACTCGGGAAGCGACCCCATCTTCGGCATCCCGAACTCGTCACGCCCATAGAGAAGGTTGCTTGGACCCTCGGCGAGTTTCGCATCGGTGCTTCTCCCGCTCGGCTTATCAGATTGAACGACATGCCCCTTCCAGCGTTGCTCGGCGGCATACCTGCCTGCCGCCGAGCGGTCCCCGCCGAAAGAGGCTTTGCGTAAAGCGTGGCGGACCATCGCATCAACCCTGACGAGGCACCTGATGTCAGCCACGGCTACTCCTCCTCGCCGAAGTCGACGATGAGATTCATGTTGCAACGACAGTTCGGGTGCGCTGGCGGATACGCCTCACCGTTCGAGAACACCCCCAACACGGGCACCGTCTCCCCGCCCAACTCCAAACAGATGTCGCATACTCCTATCCCCGCCCAACCATCGGGACCGACCACCCACTCCTTGTAGGCGTTGTTCAAGTCCAAGAACCCTTGGTCGGCGGCTTGAAGCCACGACACCAACTGACCCGTGTTCTGGGCGGCGATGATTTCCGTGCGAGCAATCGTGTCCGCTCGAGTTCGCACCAGACGGGCACGGTACTCCTCGGCGGCGCCTTGCGCCCGAGTGGCAATCTCCTCCGCCCCCAACTCTGGGAACATCTCGGTCAAATCCTCGATTTGGCTCTCGTAGAAGTTGTCGACAGCCGCCTGCCACCTATCGTGCAACCCGATGACCCTGACGAGTTGCTGGGATGCGCCGATGACGCCACCGCCGCCTGCGAGGGCGTCTGCGATGATGCGTCGAACGGCGGTCAAGGTCTCGGTCTGAATCTGCTGGATGAGGGTTCCTGCCCGAGTTGACGCCCACTGGATGGCTCGAGGGTCGAGTCGGTCGAATCGCATCGACACCGAGATGCCCTCTGGGAGTTCCCTGATGGAGCGTTCGACATCCCGCAACAACTGTTCACGGGTCCCGTCCGAAACATCTGCCAGCGAGGCTCCGAGCGAGCGTTGGACTTCGGCGGCAAACACTTCTTGGAAACTGCGAAGGTCAGCGGTACCTGTACGACCTGCCGCAATCATGGCGTTTCGTGCCCGCTCGGCGGCGGCGGCGAGACCACGGAACGCCGTGTCGTACAGGTTGGCGAGAGCCGCTATCTCCTCACGGAGAACTGGGTCGAGGATTTCAGCCTTGGTGACCGCCTCGTGCGTGTGGTCGTGCGGCATGTCAGCCGCCTTTTTGCTGTTCCTGCTGGGACACCATCTCGTAGAGGTTCGTCGCCTCTGGGGGCGGCGGCTCTCCTGCGGGCGCCCCTGCGGGTGCGCCTGCGGGTGCGCCTGCGGGCGGGGCTGGCGGAACTGGTTGACCCGTCAACGGGTCCATCCCCTGCGGAGCCATCATGCCGCCCTCCTCCTCGTTCCGAGGCGGAAGATTGGCGAGCGCCCTCAGATAGTTGTCCATACCAGCGTCGGGTTGCATCGCACCAGCCGAAGTCATCTTCGAGACGAAGTCGCCCAACACACCCAAGTCGACATGCGTGATTTCGCCCGCCTTGATTTTCGGCAGTCTCGAAGTGTTCATCCCGTTCAGCCTAAACAGGCGTGGGATGGCGTGGTCGTTGAAGGTGTCCGCAATCGTGTCCGCAATCTGCTGGATGGCGGAAGTGAACAGGTCAATCTTCGACGCACCCAAGGCGAACGAGCCGACCTTGTCGTGCCCGAGAAGGATGAAGTCTGCGAGGACCGTCATGGCGATTCGCTGGTCGTATCGGGTGACCACCGCATCCGTGTTGAACTGGCGTGTGCCACCAGAGTTGAGAAGCGTCAGTTTGTAGAGTTCCCGACCCTGCTCGTCGTAAGCCAACGGGAACAAGACGCCCTCGTTCTCGTTCCGTTTGATGCGGCGAATCAAATCCTGCATCGCATTACGGGCTGAGACCTCGGCGCTCGTAGCGGCAGAAGACAGCATCGACGGCGGAACATAGGCGACAGGCAAACCAGCCAAATCACGCTCGATACCGACCGCCTCAATCTCTTCGATGGTCTTCTTGAACTTCCACGGACGGTAAGCGTTGCGAAGAACCGACCTGCCCTCTGGGTTGTTGCGAGGGTTGGCGGTGCGGAACAACAAACCCTTCTCGATGGGGATGGTCACCAAACCCTTCGGCACCGAAGGGTCCGACTGCTGGAAAGCCCTCACGCCGCCGCCGTCATCGAACACCCAGTCCCACAGGGTTTCCTGACCTCGGAGCGCAATCTTGCGCCAACCGATTTTGCCGTCAGTGAACTTCGAGCGCTTCATCCCCGTCTTGGCGTCTGGCGACACACGCTTCTTGTAGACGATTTCACAGAAGGCGTATCCGTAGGTGAGGAACGAGAGGACCTGCGAAATCATCGCCGACCACGACTCGCTCATGTCGTGCATGCACTCCTCGACAAAGATGGCGTTTTCTTTGTCCTTCTTCTTGACATCCTTGTCCTTCTCGTGCCAAGGTTCAACTTCCCACTTGATGGCAAGAATCAGTTTCTCAATCGCATAAAGCATCGCCCCGATGACTGGGTCGTTGTCCGACATCTCCCGATAGACACGGGCGCCCCTGATTCCTCGGAGGTCGGAGATGAACTCGTCGATGACGAACCCAGAGGTTCGTTGCAGACCAGATGAGCCAAGTTCAATGAAATCGTCGGCGCTCGCCATGATTGACGAAGTCTAAGATAAACGGCGGTAGAGGGGCGGTCTAGTGGGGTTGCTCTGGCGTCGAGAACTGCATGTCCTCAATCAGGAAGGCAATCAGGCGGAGCGCCTGCTCCTCGCTAAAACCCGACACACACAAGGTCAGGAACATCTCGTTCAACGCCACGGCGGCACCCATCAAAGGTGACTCTTCGGGATTTCGCATGCGGGCACCATAGCACCCGAACAGAAAGAGGATGTCCGCTCGGGTGCTAAAGCGCCGATTCGGCTCCTCAGATGCCGAGAGCCTGCTGGATGTTCTCCGACTCCACGGCTATCGGCTCGGCACCGCTGAAACGACCCTCCAGAAGCAACTCGTGGACGGTCCTCGGCTTGAACACCGACACGAAAGCAAACTTCGGTTTCTCGACGACTTTCACGGTGGCGAGGTCAAAGGCGAATCGCATCCCTGTCGGGTCGTCCACGACCATCATCACGGAGTAAATGTCGATGCCGTCATACTCGTACAGGTAGACCCCGTTGCTGGGGTTTTCCAGCGACACGAGTTTGAGTATCAGCAGTTCACTCTCGAGCGCCTCGTCCTCGTGGTAGAACAGCGGCGGAAGCCGCTTCAGTTCTTCGTCGGGGATAGCCGAGGCGACCGTGAACTCTGGCAGAACAACGGAATCGAACTCGATGGTTCCGCTCATCGTTTCACCCCACGAAACGCCACCGTGATGAAGTCGCCAGCGTCCTCGTCGAGGACATGGCACAGGCGGACCAGCGTGTCGATGGACGGCGAGAACAGCCCGTTCTCGATGCGGTTCACCGTTTTGCGGTCCAACCCAGCCTTGACGGCGAGCGCCTCTTGGCTGAGTTCCCTCTGGAGGCGACGCTCACGGAGATAGTCGCCGATGGCGGCGGTTGACTGTTTGCGGGACAGGCGGCGTGTACGGGTGGACATTACTTGCTCCTTTTCGGGTTGTATCGGGCGATGACGACACGAACGGCGTGGGTCTTCGTTTTCTCTTGGTGGATTGCGAACTCGAACCCGTCCTTGCTGAACCGCCTAGCGAGGTGCTGGCGGGTCGCCTGCGGACGCATGTACGCCCGCTTGTTCTCCTTCCGTGAGAGTCCGAGGGTGCCGTTCTCCGTCAACGGGAGAAGGTACTTCTTGACCACGAACCAGCGGTTCGGGTACTGCGAGATGTCCTGCAACAGGCGGGTGTGTCTTCCCCTGCCGAAGCGGTGGATGTCGCTGAGCGACGGCACCTTGACCTCTTCGAGATGTGGCGGTAAAGCCTTTGTTCTGGGCATGTTTCTTTCCTTTCGTTGTTTGTTGGATTAGATGATAGCGGGACAGTCGTGGGTTGTCAACCCTTGGGCGGAAGATTTACCAGTTCTGCCTGCACGAGTTGGCGGAGCGTCCGCTGGTAGGTGCCTTGGAGATGTTGAATCACCCCGAAGTCGACGAGCCGCTGGAAGAAGTCGACGACCTCATCGTTGGTCATCATCCCCAACTCGAACTCCTCGAACTCCGACACGGTCGGCATCCCTTTTTCGTTTCGCATGACTACCATCCTCTCTTTCCTCTGGTGAACTTGGTGGTCCCGTAGTAGCGGACATCGAAGTAGTCCGTCATCGGGTCCGAGTTGTTGTAGTTGTATTGTTGGCGGATTGACTCGACCACGCTGAGCAGTTCGTAGAACTTGATGAGGCGGGAGTATTTGCCGTCCTTGTAGGTTCGCATGAAGTCGGCGTCGCCAGCCGTCCATCGAGGCAGGGGTCTTTCGATGTAAATGTCGTTGATGAACTCGGCGTTGAAATCGTAGAGCGGCTCGGGGAGTTGAAGGTCGACGCTGATTGAGCGGTAGCCGTCCATCGTCACCGACACGCCGATTGGTGCGGTGCCCGAGGATTCGTTGAACGCCTTGACGGTCTTGCGGACCTCGGTTCGCACGAGCGCCGTCACCTGCTTCAACGGCAGGGTGCGTGTCGCCTCGTAGAGCGGACTGGTTGTGGTCATTGCTGTTCCCCTTTCTTGAGAAGGTTGAGAAATCGGGTTAGGGCGGCTGTGGCTTCCCGTTTCGTGTCAAATGCTTCGTCGTAGCCGTCAACACGCTCATCGGTTGCCGTGTCCACGATGACATACTCCGCTCGTGGCGCCCGAGGCTTGTGGCAGATTCCGCCTTGTATCCACTTCTTGTGCAATCTCTCGCAAAGCGGATGCTCGCAGTCAAAGACATTCATGTCCTGCTCTTGCTTGACAATGATGTAGCGGCTGGTCGTGGTCATTGCTGTTCCCCTTTCTTTGGATGAGTGACTTGGCTGGCGAGCGGGTCAGCCCAGTCGATGGGCGTCTCGAGCGCCTTCAACTTGGCGGCGGCATCTTTATCGATGACCGCCCCGACCACCTCGGCGGCGGGCGCCTTGGTGCCCTTCTTGAACTGGTTGCCTCTGGTGGTGGTGCCGAACTTGACTGGCATGGTCACGAGAACCGCCGCCGCCAGCACCCCCAACAGAACCTTTTGGCTGGTCACTTTTCCTCCTCTCCCCACGACTCCATCATACCCCGTTTCTGCCCCGTTGTCAACTCGGGATGTCCGCCTCGACGATGGCGACGAACTCGGGACTCTCGAGGACCGTCTTCATCTTGGCGAGCGCCTGCTTGACGGCGAACTGCTTAGCCGCCTCTTTGGCGGTCAGCCCTGCCGCCTCCATCTCGCTCATGGCGGTGGCGTACTCGTCGTGCTGGGCTTGGATGACCGTGGTGTGCCACTCGATGAACTGGTCGTCGTCGAACTCGGACCAGTCAGCCCAGTAGCCCTTGCGGTCCGCCCACTCCACGAGTTCGGCGAACTTCGCCTCGTCGGCGTAGCCGAGGATGTCCCGACCCACCGCCCATTCGGACTTGCTCAGTTTGTATGTCATTGCTTGCCCCCTTTCAGGCTTGACCGTAGGTTCCTTCTTCTGGTTCGTACTGGGCGTAGGCGTCTTCGATGTGCTTGGCACCAAACTCCTTCTTGAGCCGCTTGGCAAGCACCTTGACTGCCTTGTCTGCCTGCTCGTCGTTGGCGAACTCCTCGATGAACTCCTCGAACTGGGTGCCGCCGTCAGCCAACTCGAGGATGACGACCATCAGGTAGTAGCGCTTCTTGGTTTTCGTGGTCATTGTGGCTCCTTTCCCCACGACTTCATTCTACCCCACCAGTGTCCCATTCGTCAAGTGGTTTCGTCAAATCTTCGTACAAATGAAAACGGCTCACCACCTCCACGAACGGGTGTTCGGTGTCCTTTTCGACGGCATCCTCGAGGTCGGCGGCGCCCCGAGCCATCGCATCCTGAAACATCTCGCTGAGCCGCAAGACCATCTGCATCTGCTCACCGTAGATTTTGCCCTCCTCGATGAGCGGACCGATGCGGGCGTTCAACGATTTGACGATGAGCCACATCTCGTCGAAGGTCAGGGTGAATGTTTCGCTGTATTCCGTTGTCGTTGTCATGCTCTAACTACGCACGGTCCTTTCTCGGGTGTGACATCTTGGTGCGATTCTTTTGGAACTCCGCCCGCTCCGCCTCATGGTCGTCGTCGACCGCCTGCACGACCTCGAAGTCCCACAGCCCGAACCTGAGCCTGTAGAAGTCGGCTTCGACGGCGGTGGCGAATCGCATCGCCGAGGTGAGTCTTGCCGAGGTTTGGGTTGCCTGCCCGTCCACGAGGAAGCGGCGCCACCCATCAGCGGTGCGGCGCTGGAGAACGAACTCGGTCACAGGGCGAGTTCTTTTTCGATGGCGGCGAGGGCTTCTTCGACCGTCCCGTAGGAGTAGGGGGTTTGCACCATCTCGATGTTGAAACGGGGGTCGGTCAGGAGTCGCTTGGCTCGCTTCAGACCCGTCTCGTTGCGGGGTCCGCTTTGCGCCCTCTGATGGAAGTACGGAACCCTGAGCATGACGGTGAACGAGACGGCGGGGGCGTATTCACGAACGAAAGCCCTCAGGCTCTTCGGGAGGGTGGCGAGAAACGCCTCGGCTTGGTCCTTGGTGGCGAACTTTTGCGACTCGGCGTAGAAGCCGAGCGGTCCGAACTCGTTGTATTGGAACTGAACGGTGAAGGTGGTCATCGGTCCCCTTTCGACAATCCCACTCTACCCCGCTTTAGTACCCGTGTCAAGTACCCCACCAAAAAACCCACCCCAACCAAACACCCCCCCTCGCCGAAGGCGACCAACTTTTTTTACAAAACACAACCCCCCCCCATCGCATCACATCAACCAAGGATTCACCTGACCCACCGACACAGGAGCCACAACAGGCGCAACCCACACCCTCGGCTCATAAAAACCCAACAACAACGCCTCAGCACGGTCAGGAGACCCCAAACCCCGACCCCGCATCTCCCCCTTCCCAACCACCTTCAACCGCCCCGACGAATCAGCCACAAACTCACCCAACCCCAACTGACCCACCGAACGCACATCCAAACCAACCAACGAAACCAACTGCCCCCCACCAGAATCAGGCTCCAACAACACCCGAAGATTCCACCACATCTCCGCCCTCACATTCTTGAACCGACCAGCATCAACAGCCCGCTCCGCCACATTCACCCCAACCACCCTCGCCTCATGCAACCCCTCCCGACCCCACAACTCCAACAAACTAACAACCCCCCAACCCAACCCAATAGCATCAACCTTCACAGAGACCATACCCGGCAAGCCCCCCTTCGCACGACCGAGCAAGGACCCCCCACCCCTTGTGTTTACCTGTTGTTCATCTGGTGTTTGGGTTGTGTTTACCTGTTGTTCATGTTGGTGGGGTGAACGCTGTGGGTGGTCGGGTGACCACTGTTCGTGGTGCCCATAACGGTTGTTATGTAAAGTTGCTTCGGCGTCGTGGATGTGTTTGAGTATGGTTTGGGCGACGGTGACGGCGTTGGCGTTGGCGTCTCCGCTTGAGGTGTGGATGATTCGGGCGGTGTAGCCGTCGATGCGGGCGATGACGAACTCGTCTCCGCCGTCTGAGGCGATGTCTACGCCGAGTTTTATGTCGTTTGAGTGGGCTGGGTTGGTGTTGCGTGTTGCTTCGTCTATCCATGAGGCGGGGATGATTCGGTTTGTGGTGTTTTCGACGAAGTTGGCGTGGATTCTGGCTTGGGCGAACGGTGAGTTGTCTCCGAGTTCGTGGATTATGTCGTCGACCCATTGTTTGTCGACTAGGTGGGTGGCGATTGCGTGTTTTTTGACGGTTGGTGGGCAGGTTGTGCAGGTTCCTGTTGGTTCGCCTGTGAAGTTTGGTGTGTCGTAGGCGCTGATTCTGATTGTGTTGTAGAGGTTGCTTCGGCAGGCTCGCTCGAACCATGAGTTTGTTGTGTCGGTGGGTGGGTTTCCGAGTAAGAGTAGGCGTGTGTTTTCGCCTGTCATTAGGGCTTCGAGTGCGTTGCCTATCGTGTCGCTGATTCCGCCTGCTTCGTCTACGACGATGAGTAGGTTTGGTGCGTGGATTCCTTGCAGTGCTGTCTCGTTGTATTGGGCTGGGGCGAATCCGAACGCTACGACGCTCGCATCACGCTTCCATTCGGTGGTGAGACAGTCCCCGTCGAGGTTGTGGCGTGAGTGCAGTGTGCGGATGTGGGACCAGAGAATGTTGCGGACTTGTCTGAAGGTGGTAGCGGTGGTGACTACCTGACTAGTCCCGAGAGGGTTTGTCATCGTCCAGTAGGCGACGATACGGGCGGCGAGGTGGGACTTGCCGGGGGCGTGACAAGCGGGCACTGCGGTGCGCTTGTTGTCACGAACCGACTCGAGAATCTCCCGCTGTTTGCTCCAAATGGTCTCGCATAAGCCTCTCTCGACGAATCCGACAGGGTCCCCTCGATACTGGCTCCACGGGTCCTCCGCTATCCGCTGAACGATGACAGCGACAGCCGCCCGCTCCTCATAGGTGAGATTGGCGAGCCATTCCCGCCGCCTCAACGGGGTCGCATCACGAAGAAAGGCGACAATCCTCGCCTCCAACGATGCGCTACTCGGGTTTAGGTCCGCCATCGCCGAGCAATCCCTCAATCTTCGACGCCAGTTCATCCACCGAGACATCCAACTTCAACGGCGCCCCATCCGCACCAGTCACCTCCACCTTCTGATTCTTCCCCCAACGAGCGGGAAACGACCTCTCCAGATACCACGACGCCGCCTGCCAACTTCCATCATTCGCCGCCCGCTGAACCAGCGTCACATTCCGAACTTCTGACGCCGCCCGAGCCTGCTCCACGGCGTCACGAAACTCCCGCAGGCGCTTGGGTGCGTTGGGTTGTTCTGCTTCGGCGAGCCATCGGTAGAGGGTGGTTTTGCTGATGTTTGCGTAGTTTGCGGCGGTTTCGAGGTAGTTGCCTGCGGTGATGGCGTCGATGATTTTTTGTTGGGTTTGTGGGTTGAGTTTGGTGGTTCTTCCGATTTTGCGGGGCATGGTGGGTGTGATTTTAGGTGTTTTTGGTGGTTTGGGGTGGGTTTAGTGGGGTGGTTGGGTGGGTGTTTTGTTGAGTGGGGTTTGGGTGTGTGGTGGTGTGTGTGTTTCTCTCTCTTCCTTGTAGGTGAGGTTGCGGCGGTTTTGGAATCTGCTTCCCCCGGCAAAAACGGTCGCATCACCGAATCGTGGGATTCTCGATGTCAAGTGACATGAGCGACCTGACATTCGACTGTTCAACGGTCCTCTTCGACCGTCAGATACGGGTGCAAGGTTCAAGCACGATTGGAGAACGATGTCATGGTGTCAGCGAGGGTTGTTGACGGGGTCGAGGCGTCTAGGCGTGTCGGCTGGGCGAAGTATTACGGCGAAAAAGCGTCTCGGGAGGCGTTGCGGGACGAAAACTCTCGGTTGAGGTGGATGGTGAGATTGCTTGCCAGACGCATCCTGCTTCACTCGAGATTGAGTGGGGATGACGATTTGGTGGTGTTAGCCCGAGAACTGGAGAGGGCGTTGTAGCGGCGTTTAGGCGTCTTCAGATGGTGGTTCGACGATTCTGAGGGTCGCATCCTGCCATCCGAGGTTCACGGCTCTCCATACGCTCGGCGAGTGGTGCCGTTCGATTGCGTACTTGTGGCGGGCGTCCTCATAGAGGCGGACGATGTGACAGCACCATTCGCCGTCAGCGTCGACAATCGTTTCTTCGGCGAACGACATCGGGATTCCGTCATGGTCGGGGCAGATTGGTGGTCCGCAGAATCCGAGGTCGTAGCCCTGTTTCAACCATTCGTCGAAGGTTGGTCGCATGGCTCAACCGTGGAATGGTTCGGGTTTTTGCAGTGTGGGGATTCCGAGCAACTCGACTCCGAGGTCGTTGCTGAGGCGGATTTCGCCGAAACACCACGGGTCGGCGTTGCGTTCGGCGCCCGACAGAATGATGTCGATGCAGTCGAGTATCGCCTGTTCGTCGTTCGAGGCGGCGAACTGAATCTTCAGAAACACCTTGTTTGAGCGGGCTTCGAGTAGGTATTTGGGGTTTTCTGTCATGTCGACCACCTTAGTTGAGCGGTGTTGCGGGGTGGTGGATGGTCGTTAGGCGGCTTTGCCGAGGGCTGGGATTCTCCAGTTCAGCACCTCGAAGAGCGCCTCTTTTCTCCACTTGGTTTCCAGCGCCTTTTGGGTGGTCGTTTCGGCGACCCATTCGAGCGCCTTGAACTCTTCCCTCAGTTGGGCGAGAGGCGTGTTTTGGGCGCCTTGTTGAACTCCCCACTTGAAGAACTCTTCGATGGTCACCAGTTTTTCGGTCATCGTGGTCTCCTTTCCCACGATTCAAGTGTACCCCACTTGTGCCCCGATGTCAAGTCGGGGAATCAGCCCATGAATCCGCCCTCACAACACGAATCCCTCTCCCCGCAGTTGTGACAGCGATAATGGGCGTGTTCTGGTCGCATCGGCTGGTAGCAATGCCCGCAGATAACCGACCAATCCAGATGCTCGGGCGCCTTCCACGGCTCAAGTTTGGGGTCTTCGCCCATCCTGCCGCCAACCATCGCCGAGATTCTCAGTCGTTGCGCTCGGGCTGTCGCATGCCGTACTCGAAGTTCTCGGTGTCCTCCGTCAACCAGTCGTCACCCGTTTCGACGGTCCAGTCGTGCGTGTTCACCAGTCTCTCAATCACCACCTCGTTCTTCACCGTGAACGAAGGCTCGAACAGTCTCACCCTGTTGTTCGGTTGGATGGCGATGTTGCCGTTGTCGAGTTCGATGACATGCCCGCACTTGTGTTCGTTCGGCGAGTTCGAGTAGCCGCAATCCAGCGTGTTCGGGTCGGGTGTGTGCCAGTCGAGCGTGAAAAGGTAGCGACCACGGTGTGTTTCGCCCTCCCTGTCACGGTAGGACATACGCATCTTGCTCAGTGCGTCGAACTCGGTGACGGTCACGAAGTTGGAGAGGCAGTCCCAAAGAATCAGGTCCTCGAGGTGCATCGGCGGTGCGTCCTCGTGTGTGCAGAACGCCGATACGGGCATCCTCCACCACAATCCGCCGTCCTCCATGAGAAAGTGGAAGAGTGGCGGTTTCCCGACCATCGAAGCGACGCCGAACACGACGCATGGGAAGAGTTTGTCGTGCGAATCACGCTGGTCCCGCAGATAGTTGCCCCTGACATACCACTGTTGGATGGGGATGTTGGCGTTGAGTTCAGGCATCGGTGCGAATCTTCGCCTCGTCGTTGCTAACCCTCCGATACTCGTCCTCGAGCGCCCTCATCGTGCGGATGAAGGTGTCGACCTCCATCGGTCCGACGAAAACTTTGCGAAGGTAGGCGATTGCGTTGGCGAGGTCTTGTGCCGTCATGGGAGACAGAACACTAGACGGCGGCGGCGTCCTCTTCCGTCGAGTGGAGTGGATAAATGGTGGTCCACTCAGCCCCCCACAAGTTCGCTGGGTGTGTGCCGAGTTTGATTGCGAACTCGTCGGCGCACCGCCAAGCGACTCGACCACCCTTGCGCCAACCAGCGACCGTTGCGGGGCTTACCCCCAACGCATCAGCAATCTCCGCTTGAGTCGCCTCGGGGTCGAACAGGCGGAGCAACGGCGCCGCCGAGAGAAACCTCCTGAACGATTCCGTTTTGCGTTTGGTCACGCCTGCCTCTCCTTTTCTCGTTCGTCAACTCGCCGAAGGTTTTGCCCGCCATCTTTTTCTTGAAGTGGGCGATGTTGTTCGCCGTGATTCCGATGTTGTTCGTCGGCAACATGATAGCGAGAAGGTCGTTCGCACCCTGCGAGATGTAGCCCGCCGTTTCGAGCGCCTCGAGCGTGGGGAATACCTCGGCGTGGCGTTGCCCGTCGATGAGGTGGTCCTCGAGTCCGCCAGTGGAGAACAGGTACCTGAAGTTCGGCGGGAAGACGCCCTTGTAGCCGTTGAACAGCGAAACTTCCTTGGTGTAGGCGTAGAAAAGCAGATGGGGGTTCGCATGCGCTATCTCGAGCCAAAGGTCGAGGTACCATTCGGCGAAGAAGTCGCCTGCGTCGTGGATTCTGATTGCTGGGAGTCCGCTCCGTGCCCAGCCCTGCATCCAGTCATCCAGCATCGTGTATTCGATTGGATACGGCAAGTCCCGAGGTCCGACGATTCGGTTGAACTTCGGTTTCCGCAACTCGAACAGCATCGCATCACGCCACTCGGTCGGTGTGTCGAGGACGAACTGGAGATTGCGGTCGTGCGCCGCCCGCACATTCTTGAACAGGTAGGTGCCGTTTCGGGCGTAGCACAACTGGGCGCAGACGCCAGCCTGCGGGCAGGTCTTGAACCTCGTGCCATCGGCGAGCGTCGTGTACCACGCTGGAATCGTCCAGTTCCAGATGCCGTGCGGCTTCAGTTCACTGTTCTGCGTCAGGAGAGCCATCGTCGAACAACGATAGTTGAGACACATCAGGCGTCACGATGTTCGACAGGACGGTCGCATACAGTTCGGGGTTGTCGCCGATGAACTCGTGGGAGAACGATGCCGTCCGTTTCAACTCCCAGCGGCTCCGCCCAGTGTCGTCGTCACGGGCGACCTCGTTCTTGCTCGTGGGTCGCCATAGCGGGCTTTGGTTGCGGTAGCCGCCCATCCGAGGGTGCGAGGTTTTCGAGAAGTATCGGTAGCCCTCCAGAAGCATCATCCAGCCGAGGGCGTCAGACAGCCTCACACCGATGCCCATGCCCTGATAGTCGGGTAGGATGACCGTCCGATGCTCTCTACGGGCAGGTTGGGGAATCGTGCCAGACGGGTAGGTGATGTATGAGGCGAAACCCACCAGATTGCCCTCCAGAAGCCCGCAGATGGCTCCGTGCCCGTTGTAGGTGCCTGAGAGGTAGTGGTGCCGCCTGAACAGGCTCCAGAGGCGTCTTCCGTCGCATCTGAAGAGGTCTACGGTGTCAGCCACGGGTGATGGTGCCGACATGCTCGTCGAGCGATACCAGCCAGTGTGAGGCGGGGCGGCGCTCCGTGGGGCGGATGACCTCGTTCAGGTCGGTGTCGACCACCCAATCGTGGCGGAGCCAACCCACAACATCACGGTGGCAGGTCGCCACGACGATTCGACGCCCCTTCGAGGCGTAGCGGTTCAGGGACTCGCATAGGCTTCGTGCCACCGTGCGGTCCACGACGCTCGTGAACTCGTCGACGAACAGCGTGGTCCGATTCCTTGAGGAGACGCTCATCCGCCGTGCCAGTTGCGCCCGATACTGCTCGCCGTTCGACAGTAGTTGGAAGGGCTTGAACCATTGCGGGACCGAGTTGAGACCAGCCGCCCCCAGGAGTTCAATCGCATCAGCGGCTACCGAGAAGTGGTCCAGCACACAGAACTTCGGGTGCCACTGGTCCAAGCCACGCTCCGAGTCTTCTTCTGGGTTGAAACCAGCCGCCTTGAGCGCTTGCGTCTTCCCCGACCCCGAGGAGCCGACCACGATGCCGATGGTGAAGTCCTCGAGAAGCGGCGTGAGGTCGAACGGCTCGAACGGCTGGTGTGTCTTTGGCGGCGTGTAGTCGAACATGACCGACACCTCGGCGGCGGTAGACCCGTAGACGAACGCCGTTTCGTTTGTTGCGTTTAGTCGATGTTGATGTGGTGCGGCGGTTCCACCGTTTTCGTCGGCTCCCATGTTTCCTCCCGTTGCAACATGCGGTCAATGAACTCTTCCGAGGATGCTAACTCCGCCTTGAGTCGGTGAATCTGCATGTTGAGGCGCTCGACGACCTGAAGTGCGGCGGCGAGGCGTTCGCACACCTCGACATAGCGGGTTTCCAAGTCGGTCGTTGACATCACCGTGCATGATACAGCACGGTTGAGCGCCCGTGGTGATGGTGACTTTACCACCATAGAGATTCGTAGCGCTTGACGGCGGACTTGTCGAGATGCAGTTCGTAGTTGGCTTCCTTGTACCCGAGTGTGGCGCAGTAGTTCTCCCACCAGTCCCAACGCCACCGATTGAACAACGCATGCGGCACCCGTTTGCGGTCCGTCCAATCCTTCGGGATGCCGCCAGCCTCCAACAGTTGCCTCGGTGTCGGTCCGAGCGTCACGATGATGTGGGTCGCCACCACGGGCACCTGCGGCGCCTGCTCGGCGCAGATGGCGAGTTGCTCCCACGGGCAACCGAAGGCGTCCAAGTCGATGAGGTCGAACTCCGTGAGGTCGAGACCCTTCATCACCTTGCGGTTGTCGCCCATGATGATTGACGGCTTCAGGTACTTCGCCTTGTCGATTCCCAGCGTCGTGATGTTGATGTCTGGGCAGACCCGTCGCATCGCCCCCCACACGATTTCCTGACCAGCGAAGGCGTCCAGCACATGCACCTCCGACTTTCCGATGCGCTCGAGCGCCTCCTTGCGGACCCGCAACTTCGTCGACAGGTGGCTGTTCGGGGTGAGAACTTGGCGTCGCATCAGTGCGTAGCCGAGGCAATCTCCACACCGTCAACCTGAGCGAGAGCGGTGTTCAACTTCTCCGTCACCACACCCTGCAAGGTGATTGGCGCCTTCACCAGCCAATACGAGTTGTGAAACGGCTCGAGGTTGCGTTTGCGTTTCTCGTTGGGTTCGTCGATGACTTCCCCGATGAGTTTCTGGAGGTCAATCGCATCGAATCCAGTGCCCCCAAGGTCGCTCTCAGTCATCACCTTCTTCAGCAGGTCGCCGAGTTCGTCGAAGTCGTAGGTCGCCAAGTCCGACGAGCGGTTGTCGGCGAGCATTATCTTCCTCGCCTGTTTGGCGTCACAGTCGATGAACAGCACTGGGACCGTTTCCATCCCCATCCGTTTCGCCGCCTGCCATCGGTGGTTCCCGACGAGGATGTAGTTCGTCGAAGACTGGACCACGAGCGCCCCGAAGAATCCGTTGGCTCGCATCGACGCCATGATTTTCTCGAGGTCGCCCTTGCGGGCGTTCTCAGGGTGCGACTTCAGTTCGTCGACTGGTACATGGTGAAGGATGTTCTGTTGCACGATTACCTCGGTTGGCGCCCACGGCTGGAAACTGGCGGAAAGGAGACGCTCGAGTTTCCGACCCTCACGAAGTCTTACCGTGGGCGCCGTGCGCTACTCTAACAGGCGCCCGTAGGCGGCGTAGGCGGCGTCGAGGTCGTCGTGCGTGGTGGTCAGTATCCCGTTGCGGGCGATACCCCACTCGGCGCCGTGCCAAGTGTCGACGGTTTCCCTCTGCCAGATTGCGTGGGTTCCGTTCGTTTCGATGACGGTCCACGGGTTAGCATCAGTCGGCTGGTCGGCGACGGTCACGATTGGGCGCTCGAGGACGATGTGTGTGCGGCGACGCCCACGGCGCTCACCGACAGTCAACCCGCCCCAAATGCCCTCCTCGTATCTGCCCTCCTCGAGACACGGCTCGGTCACTGGGCAGGTGGCGCACAAAGCCTTCGCCGTCGATTCCCTTGATTGGCGTTCCTCTGGGGTTTCTTCGTCGGACCCGAAGAACAGGCAAGCGGGCTTACCGAGACAAGCGGCTTGTTGACGCCAAGACATAGGGGACAGCATACGCATCCGACGACTGCAGATGGTGGATGCTTAGTCCCACATGAAGTCGTTGCCCGCCATCTCGGCGAGCGTCGGCTGTTTGGCGGCACGGAAGGCGGCGAATCGTGCGTCGTGCTTGGTCACCAGCGGCGGACGATTCGGCTTCAGTTTGCGGCGGGCTTGAATCACACCCTTGACAACCTTGATGTACGACCACGGCTCGACCTCGTCGACCCGAACGAGGCGGAGGAACGCATCGTGGGCGGCTTGGCGGAGCAGTGTCGCCGTCGAGGCGAAGAACACCGAACCGTTCTGCGTGTAGCCGACGAACAGCGGCGAGCCGTCGAGTCGGGCGAGGTGCAGTGTGTTCGGTTCCTTGGTGTCGAGCCATGCGATGGCGGCACGACCCTCTAGTTTCGGCAGTTCGACGAGCGGGTCTTTCGCATGCTCGATGAGTTGGAAGATTGCCTCCGAGTCGACCTCAGCCTGACGCTCCCAGCCATGCTCCTCGAACAGTTCGTCGTCGTTCGTGATTACACCGTTATGGATGCCGACCGTATCGCCGACGATGATGGGGTGGTTGTTGTCGTTGTCCGCAGGGTCGCCCTTGGTTGCCCAGCGGGTGTGCAGGATGGCGGTCCGTGCGAATCTCGGCATCAGTTCGTCCAGCGATTGGACGAACTCGTGGGCTGGCATGTCGCTCTTGGCGTAGAACACGGTTGGCTTGCCGTTGTCGTTCTCGGACCATGCGGCGCCAGTCGCATCCTCGCCACGCTCCTGAATGGCGAGCAACAGCGCCTCGGCTATCTGGCGTGTCTTGAGTTTCTTGTGGTCAAGGTCGTTGATGCTGAACCCTGCGATACCGCACATTAGATTACCTCCAGTGGTATTGGTGTTGTTGACGCCGCCTGTCGGCGGAGTTGTGGGCTGACCTGTTGCTGGCGGTTGAGCCAGAAGGTCTTGAGTTTCTGTGTCACTGGCGTCTTCTCGACGAGCAGGTCGAGCAAGCGCTCGGTGCGCTCGACGGCTCCGCCCTCGACCGTCGCCTCCTGTTCGTCGCCCATGCTCTGGACGAAGGCGAGCAGTAGCGTCACCCAGTTCTTCACCTTGCTGAAGTTGAGTGTGCCTTGGTGGAGTCGGAACTCGAAGGTGCCGATTTTCTTGAACGGCAACACATTGAGCGAGCGGTACTTCTGGGTGACCGTCTCGAGCGCCGCACTGTTTCCGTTCTCGAGGAAGAACGCCACTCGGTCGACCTCCTGTGATGACATCGGCATGCAGTAGTAGTTGCCTCGGCGGGAGACCGCCACGAGTGTCTGCATCACCGACTGGTCGAGAGCCGCCCAGCGGCGGACGATGTTGGCTCGCTGGGTCTTCGTGAGGTCCTTGGTGAACACATGGATGTGGAGACCACATCTGCGGTTCGTCGTGGCGGCGAAACCGTGTCCCATCGACTCGGTTGGGGTTCGCATCGCCCGCAACACTTTTTCGACAATGGGCAGGTCGGCGAGTTTGAGGACTGGTGACACGACCTCGCCGCCCCACTCGCCACCGCCACGGAACTGTGTCACCGAGCCGTCACGCTCGACACGCCACTGCGAGTAGCGCTCGCTCTCGGGGATGTGGCGACCACAGGTTTCGCATGAGAGGCTGTGATAGCCCATCGAGTGGATGTGCGGGACGCCGAGCGCTTGGGCGATGGCGTTGGCGGTGTCGTGCTTGTAGCGACCAGTGAACTCGAGTTCGATACCGAAGGTGCGGTCCTGCATCGACAACATCGTCGAGGCGACCTCGGTGGTGAGCGGTGAGGTCGTGACGGTGGTGCTGGTCGGTTGGTTCCAGCGCTGTCGGGCGACTCGGGCGCCAGCCGCCTGTCGGCGTTGACGCTGGGTTTCGGTCATCGGCTGGGTGAGCGGCTGGAGACCGAGGCGGCGAGCGTGGCGGTTGGCGGCGACACGGGCGGTCGACTCGCCTCGCATGCCGAGTTGCTCGGCGATTGCGGCGTAGGAGAGACCGTACAGTTGGCGCATCTCATACGCCCTGCGGTCGGTCATCTCGGTCACGAATGTTCTGCGTGGCATCTACTTGGCTCCCTTCTCCACGATTCCAGTGTACCCCATGTTTGTCCCGATGTCAAGTCGGATGTTCAGAACTGTTCCCCCTGCCCCGTGCGGACCATCGGGAACGAATCCTCGAGGAACAGGATTCGACCCTCGGCGGCGAGACGGCGGACCGTGCGAGGCGCCACACGGTAGTAGAGGCTCAGGGACCACGCTCTGGCGTCGTCCTCGATGTCCCGCACCATGCGGCTCGGGTGGCTGTGCTGGAACGCATGACGGAACTCGTGGAGGAGCGTCGTGATTGACGGGTACGGCATGTAGATGGTGTTGCCCGATGCGTGGTACAACCCGATACCGACGCCCCGTTCCTGCACCTTGAGTTTCGGTGCCGTCATCCCGTACACGGGTGAGACCTCGTCGAGCCACTGGCGAGACTTCTCCCACTTGGTTTCCTCGGTGGCGGTAGACCAGCCACGGATGAGGCGGCGGGTCGCATCCACCGTCTTGCGGTGCGGGTTGCGGAAGCGGCGGTGGTAGCGGGTCATCCGAACACCCGCAGGACGAACTGCTCACCCGCCGCCTTGCGCTCTTGGAAGTCCTTGGTGGTGTGCGGGATTCCCGTCACATACCCGAGGAGGCTCTTGATGTCGGTCTTGTCGAGATGCTCGTCAATCGAGTGGACCCAGTGGTGGACCGCCTGCTCGTCGATGGCGAGGGTGGTGAGTTTCTCGACATTGTCCTCGTTGGTGAAGACCTTGGTGCCGTCCGCCAACTTGAAGCCGATGCGTCGTGGCGAGTGCTTGAGGTAGCCAGCGCCGTGCCAGAAGACCTTGCCCTTGGTGCCGACCTCGTACTTCACGCCACCGTTCTTGAACGCTTTGACGACGATGACATCGTCGGCGTCGTTGAACGATTCGATGTACGCATTGGCGACACCCTCAGCCCAGCGCTTGCGGGTCTCGAGCGCCTTTTCCCTTGCGTAGGCACGGAACTCCGCCTGAACCTCGGCTGGTGCCTCGAAGATGGTCGGCAGTCCCGACTGACCAGCGACGGCGTCGGGGATGTCGTAGGCGGTGGAGCCAGTGTCGATGGTCTCGGTTTTCTTCAGGTCCGCCAGCCAGATGATTTCGTAGAAGTACGAGTCGTCGTGGAGGTTGCGCTCCCGCTTGAGGAGCGTGTATCCGTGCGGATACCTCTCCTTGAATGTGCCTCCCGTGGGAGCGGTGGATGTTGCCGTGGTCATGTTTTCTCCTTTCGCCACGCTTTCAGTATACCCCATGTTTGGTTCAGTTGTCAAGTCAGTCCAACCTCCCGTTGGCGTCAGCCTTGATGCCGTACTTCTGGAGGACCTCGGCGAACGCCCCTGCGTAGGCAATCTTTCTTTCGTAGGACTGCCCGAAGTCGTGGACCCAGATGGTCCAGCCACCGTAGTAGCCGTCGAGCCTGCCGATGCCGCTCTTCTTGAGCCAAGCCACGAACCCGCCCCTTGCGGGCTTGATGTTGACCCAAGCGAACCCACACACGCCCTCGGGGACGAAATACTTGGTGGCGCCTTCGGCGAACTCGTTGCTGAGTCCCTTGGCTTCGGCGACGACCATCGGTGTCGGGATGGCGGCGGTGCCAGCGAGTACGCCAGCCCTGTCAGCCTCGTCGAAGATTGCCCCGTAATCCATTGCCGTTTTTGTTGCTGTGGTCATCGTTGCTCCTTTCGCCACGATTCAAGCGTACCCCATTCTTGCCCCTTTGTCAAGTGTTGTTTTTCGGGTTCCACATCGTTGATACGCACGATGGGTGGCGGGGTGTGACCTAGTCGTTGGTCTGGAATCTCACATTGGCGTTGAGGGAGCGGAGGGCGTCTATCGAGGTGCGGAGGAACAGGAGGGATTCTCGGGCGGATTTGACGAGCGCCTCGGCGACCTTGTGCTGGTGGAAAAGGTCGGCACATTCCGAATCCGACAGCGCTTCCCTGTCCCTAATCGTCCCTGTCGAGGTCAGGTAGGCGCCCGCCCAAGCCGCCTTCATCGCCGCTTCTTTGTTGGCGGCGTCGACCGCCAGAGCCTCGAAGTTCTCGGTCTCGGTCTCGAGGCGGGCTACGAGTCGCATCATCTCCTGCTCGACATCGACCTGCGTGATTGGTTGCGACCTCACCCGTTCTCTTCCTCGGGGTGCTTGCGGAGGTCGGCGAACAGCGCTTGGTCGGTGACGCCGCACCATTCCGCAATCTGACGGTACGGGACACGGCGGCGGCGAAGTTGGCGGACCAGTTGGCGACGCTGTTTGCCCAATCGCACCACCGAGTTTTGGTGTTCCCTCATCATCTGCGTCAACAACTTGACCTTCTTCAACTCGTCGTCAATGTCGTCGACAATCAGGTTGTCGATGAAAACTTCACCCATCTCTTGCACGGTCGCCTCCTAGTGTGGGGTCAATCTACCACTCGCCAGTGGTGGCTTCAATCGGGTAGCCAGTCACGACGATGGTGATGTAATCGAACTTCGCCCGCTCAGGTGCATGGAACTCGATGGCTTCGACATGCTCGCCAGTGTCGTCGATGAACAGCCCAGCGTCGACCATACCGTCGACCGCCGCCTTGACTGCTGGCATGCATGCGCCAGTGTCCTGCAACCTGCCCCTCATCTCGAGGAACACGCCGATTCTGGCTTGCGTCAACTGGTGACAGCCATGTTCGAGAATCGCATCACGGTACGCTTCCCGCCACTGTTTCGTGTTCTTTGCCCTCGTCCAACGGTTGCCCGACCGCTCCGAGTTCACCGTCCACGGTCTCCTGCCGTAGTGGAACGAGTAGACGAGTTCGCCCTCGTCGTTGATGTCCGTGACGATGTTGATTGGGCGGTCGGGTTCCTGCATGACGGTCAACCCTAGTCGACCTTGCGTAGCCTCAACAGTCCGAGGTTCGCCGCCTTGCGAGGGTTCCCGTGAATCCACTCGTGGCACTGGAAACAGACGGCGAGCAGGTTCTCTGGTTCGTTCCCGCCGCCCTGCGAACGGCGAAGAATGTGATGCACATGCTCAGCCGACCCGCTACATTTCGTCGTGCGGGCTTCGCATCGACTGTCGCTTCGTTTCAACACGGCGCCCCGTGCCTGCTTCCATTCAGCGGTCGACTTCGTCCGCCTCTTGAAATGGGTCCGCCTCAACGGTTTTCCCCGAGCCAACGGCTTTCGGCGTCGCATCTCCGCCAGACGATAGTTGACCCGCCAACTGCAACATGGTCGACCTGTCCAAATCCTCGGCAATCTTCTCGAACACCTTGAAGAAGTGCGCCCGCAGGACGCCCTGATTCTCCGAATCACAGATTTCCCGCCACCCGATGGTCGTGACAGCCTGCTCTACCGCCCTGTCAGCGAACTGTGGACGCTTGTAGCGCCCCGATTCCCTCACCGCCGCCGTCACCATAGCCCAAGCCTCCGCTGGCGACACTGAGAGCCTCCCAGCGCCCCGTAGCACCTCCCTGCGTAGCGCCGCCGCCGAAGGGAAGTGGTCCGACACCCGAATCAGCGTCTCCGCCGCCCGCCGACAATCATCGAACCCCAAATCCAACCAGACGCCGTGATACACGGCGGCGGTCTCCTTCGAGACCTTCGCATACGGGTAGGCGCTCGCCAACAACGCCAGTATCGCCGCTGTCTCCCGCTTCTCCATCACAACACCACCAGCCAACACTCCTCGAGCGGCACCTCGACGAACGCCTCCGCTTGCGTGTAGATGGTGTCCTTCACCACCACCGCACAAGACATCAGCACCTCACCAGACACGAGGAGCATACGGTCCCACTCCTCGTTCAGGGTGCAGTACCAACTGCGAGGATGGTCCGCCCACTTCAGTTTCCTCGCCGCATAATGCAGGCTAGGGAACGGGAACACGGGACCACGCCACCCGTGCTTGACCTCCACCTCGAACTGCCACCGCAACCCGTCACGCTCAGCCAACACATCGACACCGAAATCATCCTCGTTGACCCACGCCACGAACCTGCGTCCCTCCAACATCGAGATGACCACATGCTTCGCCCCATCATCCTGCTCATAGAGCGCCGCATCAAACGGTTTCCCCGCCATCACTCGCCCATGAACTCACGGATGCCGCTCAACGGTCGCATCGTGCGGCGAGCCTCACCCCGCAACCTGTCAAAGTGCTTACGAACCTTGTCCGTGGACCTGATGTTGATGCTCCAGAAATCGTGTTGACACGCCCAGTGGATTGCCGCCTCCAACTGCTCCGAAGTCCGCCCATCCAGTCGCATCGCCTTCTCGAGGTGGGCGACCGCCTTGTCGGTCGTGGCGGGTCGGTCAAACCCGTTCGCCTCTACGAGGTCCGCCAACAGGTTCGTCAACCTGACGGCTTCTGACATAAAAAGGGACGGTTCTGTTGTACGGTTCTTGTACGGTTCGGGGGCATCTGGTGCCCCCCGCTCGGTCGTCAGATGCCCCCCGTCGATGTCGTCAGATGCCCCCCGCTCACCTTCGAGGGGCGCCACATGCCCCCCGCACATCAGCAGGTTGTAGCCGAAAGGGCGCTTGTCAGCCCGCTTGATGTACGCCGCAACGATGCCATCGTCGCATCGCTCAATCACACCACGAGCCTCAAGAACCCTCAGCGTGTTGCGGATAGCCCGCTCCGACAGCGTCGTGTACCGCCCGATGGTGGCTACCGCAGGGAACGCCGCAGTACCATCGGGGCGGGCGTGGTTCGCCAACGCTATCAACACCAGTTTCTCTGTCGGTGACTCGCATGCGGCGTCATTCAACGCCCACACGATTGCTTCAATGGACATGACGACACCCCCTCGAGGCGGACACTCTAACCTTTGACTCGGTGCGGTGGGGCGATTGCACGGCGCCCCGCCGACACCTAAAAGGGTTCTTCGTCGAGAGTCGGCTGACGCTTCTGCACCGTCGACACTGAAGGCTTCACATCGTTCATCAACGAGTCGATGACCGTCGAAGCCTCCTTGGCTGTCAACTGACCCAAATCTTCGATGGTGCGACCAGTGAAGTCAGACGCCGCCTGAAGCGCCTCAAGTCCACGCTCATCGGTCAAACGCTTGATGAAGTTGACCTGCTTCTGCGTAGCAGTGCCGCCCCCAGCGGAGGGAGGGCGGGCTGGAGACGGCACCACCTTCGACTTCGGGAACATGGTAGTCACCTTCTCGGCGGTCAATCCTCCACCACGGTTGGTGACCTCGTCAGCCGAGGCGACGGAGCGTTTCGTGTCAGCGGCAAGAGCGGCGACAATCGCACGACCCCAAGCGCTGGTCTCACACACCATCAACTCCGAACCCCGCAAACCCGTCGACACCGCTGGAATCGGTTCCCACGCCATACCGACACCCGCCGCCTTGTCCTCAGGATTCCTGTAAGCGGCGGCAACCACCACGACGAACATCTTGTCGCCGAGTTGAATGATGTCGTAGGGCTTCTCTGGATTCAGCGGACGAAGCGAACCCTCTGGGTACTTCTCCTTGAAGATTGCCAAACGCTCGGCAACCGTGACATAGTCGTCTGAAATGGGCATTACTTGTCTCCCTTGCTGTTGATAAGCCGCATCGTCCGATACGAGGCGGTGACCTTGGTGAAATCCTTGAACATCTCTGGGTGAGCCTTCTGGAAAGCCTTGGAATCGAACGACTCCCTACCAGCCGTCTCCTTCCACGAAATCACGGCGTCACCGTTGAAGGTGCCGACCGAGGCGTCCAACAGAATCTTGGCGAGACCATCCTTAGCCGCCTTCTCCTGCTTCTCCGCCTCAGCCTTGGTGCGTCGAGCCAAATCCAACTCCACGACCAGTAGCATCGCCTCTTCGTCGAACTCGACAATCTTGTCGGTTGCCTTGAAGTAGGAGGCAATCTGCTCCGAGTCGAGGTCGGCGATGTGCTGTTCGGTCGCATCCGAAGCGTCCACCGACTGACCGAACTCTTCGGTCACCTCGAGGATGTATTGGCGGGCTGACGGGTTGTCCGCCAACTCGACCACCGAGATGTTTTGCCGCCTGTCCAGCACAACGAAGAACACGGGGATGCCGTCGAAAATCTCCGATTGCGCCCAGCCTTGCGCCCGCCAATCGTCGGGCAGGTCGTCTCCGCTCTCAATCGTGTGTGCCGTGGTCGTCTTCACTTCCACGATGACCTCTGGCGTCTTGTCTTGGTAGTTCGCTGGCAGACCGTCGAACGACACCATCAAACGCTCTTTGAGATACTGGAACTCTGGTGTTACGAACTCCTGCCCGAGGATTCGACCCGCCTCGGCGAGCAACGGCGCCTCGAGGAGGTTGCCTCGACGCATCGCCGCAGTTTCTTCCTTCACGGTGGGCGGCGTGATTTTGTCGAAATACAACTCGCCTCTGGTGCGCCACGGCGAAACACCCAACAGCACTGGGATGTCCGATGCGCCGAATACGCATCGCCCGTTGTGCCGCCATCGGTTCTCGAGCCACTGCTGGCTCCCGTGCTTCGGTTTTGGAATCATCGTGAATGTCATGGTTTTCTCCCGTTTCGGTTGTTGAGGTTCATTCAAGCGGAGGGGTGTTGCACGGTTTCGACGAACTCGTCCTCGGCGAGCATGCGCTCGGGCAGGTAGAAGTCGTCCTTGGTGCGTTTCTTGTTGGGGCGGCGGAGCGGAACGAGGTGAATCCTGACGCCCATCGGCACGGTCTTGAACCAGTCCATCGCCTCTTCACCGTTGGCGAACGGTCCGAACAGGGCATCGTGACCATCGGGCTGATAGACGACTGCAACGAGGGCGGTGTGCTTGTATTTGGCGACGAAGAACTGTCGCTCATCCTCGAAATCCGCCCAATCCATTGACCCTCCTTTAGTTGTTGGGGACAATCATAACACGGTCAGGGACCTGATGCAACCTTTCGGCAGGACACAAACCTGCCCCACTGAGTTGTTCTTCAAGTCGAGAGTACCAGCAACGACCACAACGGTGTCCGTCGACTGCACGAGGTATCCGATGGTTCGCATGAGCAACGGCTGAATGTCGTCTTCGGCGAGAGGATAGTCAATCCAAGTCTCCGTGTGGTCCCAGATGTCTTCCCACACGACACACACCGCCTTGGCGGCAACCTCAACCTTGTCGACACCCTTCACGGAATCAAGAAGTTGCGAATACTCGTCCACGGTAGACAGCCTCCCCGTTGATGATTTGGATGATTTCATACGACCATCTGCCGTTCGGCAGTTCGGTCACTACAGCCATTCCTTGTTGCCATGACTCGAAACGCTGAATGGGCATGCCACTCTCGTCTGTGCCAGATTTCGTCGAGGGAACTGCACCGTCGACCCTGCACAAGCACCCCGGCGAGAAAGCCACGACCTGCTCCATCTTCTCGGCGACCTCGTAGGTTTCCGAGTGGACCGAGATGCGGTGGATGTGACCCTGCACGAACGACTGGCGCTCGTTCTTGGCGACCTTCACGACATCGAGACGCTCACCGTGAATCGCATACAGCGGAGTCTGACCGTTGGCGCCTCGGGCAATCCTGAAGCGGGCGGCGGGATAGGCGCCGTGGTATTCAACCGACAGTTCCTCGAGTCTGAGAAGGAACGGGATTGACAGCACAGGGAAACTCTCGGGCATGTTGGCTTGCCGTAGTCGCATCGCCGCCATAGCGTTCCGAGCCACCGCCTTGCCCAAACGGTCGTCGTGGTTGCCGCCAAGGAGAACGATGTGGCAGAACTCTCCGACAGTAGCCCTCTGTTCCGCCAAAAACTTGTGCCCCCTGTCGATGGATGGTTGGGTCGTCAACACAAACTCTGGCAACACCAAGAACTTGCTCGACCACTCTGGGAGGTCAATGTAGTCACCCAAGTTGACGACCACATCTGGTTTGATGAATCGCATCACTTGAAGTGCCACAGCCATCGCCCGTTCGTCGTGCATCGGCACCAGCGAACCGTCACTCAAACGCCTGAAACCGATTTGAGGGTCGGGCAACACCACGGTCACCTTCGCATCGTCGGTCCTCGGCTTGAACGGCGTGTACCTCACGGTCGTCGGTGCGGCAGGTTGAACCACTGGATACTGCGGCGGCTGTTCCCAAGCGGGAGACAGAACAACGGAAGCCAAGTCCACTAACTCCGCCTCGCCCTCAGGATTCTTCAAGAACCCCTGCCAGACGCTCAGTTTGTCGATGCGCCCGATGTCCTCTGGGTCGATACCCGACCGCTCGAGAAGTCCCAACAGTTTCCCCAACTTGTCTCTTTGGGACAGAGGTTGCCGTTGCAGTTCTTCCTCGAGGCTCACGAAGTTTTCTTTCTGGTGCGCTTCATGTAGGCACGAACCTGATGTTTCGTTATCGGGTGACCGTGCTTCGTCAATGTTGCGGCAAGCCACTCATACGAGTAGATGCGGGTACTTCTCATGCTCGGGTCCGAGTTCTTCGCTTCAATCTTTGCGAACACGGAATCCAAAGCCTTGCGTTCAGCGTCGGTCAAACTGCCGAGAATCTGAAGCATCCTGCCCTCTGGACTCCACTCGGTGGTCAGTTCAGCCTCGAGCGGTGACGGCGCCTTTTCCTTTTGCACGGTTCCTCCTGTAGGGAAGACTTTACACGGTACCCCGAGCATGGTCGGTGATGTGTCCGTCTATCTTGTCCTCGACCTTTTCGACCATCTCCTCCACCCTGTCAACCGAATCAACCAGATGGTCCAGTTTTTCCTGCACCTTGCCGTGGTCTACCCTGTTCTCCTTGCGAGCCGCAAACACCTGCTGAAGAACCGCCGCAAAGCCAGCCACGACAGCCACAACGACAGAGGCAATGCCAGCGTCCACGACACTACGCCTTTCCAGCGAACCATACGATGTGCCAAGGCTCCGAGTCCAACTCGTGACAAAACCCGTACTTCAGTTCGTTCTCAATCATCCAATCAAGGATTGTGCCAGAGGCGTAAGCCACATCGCATGCCAACCCAAGGTTATGCCAAGACTTGCCAGGCGCCGCCAAATCAGCCAACCGCTCCGATTTCTTGTACCACCTGACGCCATCCCAAATCCTCGTCGAGGCGCCGACAATCGGTTCCCGTTGATACCGCTGAAGAAACGCCCGAGCCTGCATCTCATACGACCTGTAGGTATCGCCAGATGATGTGGGTCGTAGATTCACCCCGTCCTGTCGAGCCGCCTGTCGCATCACCGTCCACGCTTCAGCCGCCTCGACATACAACGACCCAAACGGTTTGATGGGCTTGAGCAACTCGTCGGGTACGAACCCGTGCTTCACACCTCTCAACGGGCGTGGCACAACGATTTTCCGTTTGGGCAAACGCATCAGCGTCGCCTACTTCGACGGCTTGGCGGTCTTCTTGGACGGCTTGACTGGCTTGGCGACTTCCTTCATCTTGCCGAAGCGATAGTCGGTGGGGTCAAGCCAAGTGATAACCAGCGGGATGACGGCGGCAACACCAGCCGTCCAAAGCGTCTCAAGGTCGGTTTCTCCAGCAAGCCACAAGGTTGCGACGGCGGCGAGGAACACCTTTGACCACGACTTCAACATTTCTTGGTGGTCTTTTCGCATCTTCTTCCAAAGGTCCATGTGAATCTCCTGTTTCCGCCAACACTAGGGATGTCACACACCCCACGGAATCAACCCCGCTCGACTAGGCGAGATAGTCGTCGTCCAGATTCCCTCTGGTCAAAGAATCCAGAACGAACTCGAAAGCCATGCTGGCAATCTCAATAAAAAACCGTAGCGCCGACCCGAAAAGGCTTGTGCTACTGGGCGAAACGGAACTACCTACGAGCAAGACTCATCACCACAGGGCGATGATACTCGTCGCATCCGTTCCCGTCGACTTTACTACCTTGACCCGAATCGGCAACACGGTGCCCGCTGGTACATCGACGAAGGTGACCTCGCCGCTGTCCTGCATCGTCACTGCGACATCACCAGCACCGCCGACATACAGCGCACGAGTGACGAACCCCAGTTCGTTCGTGTTGTGTGGCGTGACCGAAGCCGCCCTTGTGAGTGGGCTGAAGTCCTGTGTCTGGAACCTGCTGAAACTATCTACTGCTGGCATGATTTTCTCCTGTTGCTACTTTTGTGGTCATTCGGCTACTTCGGTGGCAGGTGAAACGAACACATCATTCTCGGCATCGTAGAAGTCACCGATACCTGCGTACTTAGAACGAAACCCTGCCGAATAACTTGTTTGTTTCCATTCGCCTGCGAGACCTAGCGAAGCGATGAACGCCTGACCGATAGGTTCGCTCTCAGGGAAGTTGCCGCCGCCGCAGTCATCGTTGCTTACGACGATTACCTGTGCGACGGTATCGCCGTTCAGTAGTGCGAAGTGTGCCATCGTCAGACCTTGAACCTTACGAGAACGATGCCCGAACCGCCAGCCCCAGGTGTGCCGTAAGTATCTGTGCCACC